TTCTCGAAGTATCGAGGCACGGCCTTCTTTACCAACGATACCCATATCGATTTCATTGGCGGTTGCGTTAAGAAATTCTATTCTTCTGACGTTAACAGTTTCTTTAACTGCGAGATTAATTGCACCTTTTGGTAGTATCTCTACGTCACCTTTAATTGATTCATCTTCATCATATCGCATGTTATACACAAACTGCCTATGAATAATTGGTTTCATAACATCACTGTCAATATGCATAACTACTTGGCGTATACCTTTACCTGCAGACCCCATCAACATTGAAAGACCTGACGCTGTGCGTCCAGCTCCTTTAACATTTATGTCGCCTTGTAAATAAGACGGTATGCCTGAGTGGTCATCAGCTAGTTTAGCAAACCTATCGTACACACCCATTAATGTATTAGCATTATCATCGGGCTGTGTAAATCTTACAGCAGGAGAACTAGAACCTAGTGGGTCATTAGTTACTTGCCATATCTTCCATGGGTGCATTTGTGTAATGTCTTCATTAGGTGGAATCCTTTCAAGGTTAACTTCAACCTGTGGTCCACTTGATATGCCCATATTATTAACTAACGCACGGGCTGCGGCATTACACACACCTTGTAAATCTTCTATAATCTCTGGTATTCCTTTACCCCAGAACCCTCCTGGGTGTTTAATAAATGATGTCTTAGCATAAGGCTTTTCACCTAATGGGTCATAGTTAAGCACTGCTTTAATAACATAGTTACCTACAATCCAAACATTAGCATCGTATTCGCGGGCTTCATCTATTTCTTCGTTTTCATCTTCTAAGCCCCATTCTTTTAACATTTTACCACTTACTTTACCCCAGAACTCTAGGGCATCAAATATTTCAGTAGGTCTGTCAAACGCATGAAACTTTCTTTCCTCTTCATCTTTAGCTAACTCTACATCCTCGTTAATCCAAGATTGTCCATTACCTATATCTAATACTTTTCTAACTGCTTCTTCATCATATCCAGGGACACCAATTAAATCGGATAAGTCCATACGACTTAGTGGATGATGCTCGAATAAATACCCATCATTAATATTTGAAATCCCAGGTTCTGGATACATTCTAAATGGGTCAACACGTTCAAACTCTGGAGCTATAACTTCATCTGCTTCAACAACAGTTTTGCCTTCCTCATTTTGAGTGTAAGCTAATCTTCTTTGTCTACGAACTACAGGTCCTTTTATAAAAGCACATGGATATGTAACTAAATCTGTAATAAAATCATTAAACGATTCCGCCCAACCACCTTGTGCAAACTGGTCTGATATCTTTAACTTCATTCTTTTAGCTCTATCGTCAGCAGCTTGTAGTAATTTAAATCTATAATTTTGAGACACCATTTCTTTTAACTCAGCCATTTTATTAGCCGTTGGTGCTTGACCTTCTTCTTCAACAAGTTTAACTACTTCTGCGGCAAAAGCATTTTGCACTGCTTCTAAATGTTCGGGTGATAATTCTGGTATGGGTGTGGGTTGTATATCCCATGGAGGTGTGCCTGTGTCTAATAAAATATCTCTAAGCCAGCTTTCAGCGGCTCGGCACTTAACTTCTGTTATCATCATGTAGATATCAGAACCACCTTGTGCTTGTATTTGTGCAAGCTTATCAGCTTCATACTCGCCGTTCCTTTGTCTAAGACCTTTGAGCATTATATTTTCTATAGGTTTTTTAGCTTGTCTAGCAGCATCCCAACATTCACGCATATACGAAGCAAGCCCTAAAATGACTGCTTCATTCTGCCGTTCTTCCATGGCTTTATTAGCTTCTTCCTTTTCTTTCTTAACGAGCTCGTCGTTACCTATTACTTGTAATACCATAATTTATTTAGACTCTGGTTTTTTAATCGGTACGCCCATCATGTCTGTATATTTATTCGGATTCTTTTTAGAATCTTTTATTATTACAGTTACCTCTTCTTTAGAAGTATCTTCGTTTAAAAAATTTTGCATAGCTTTCATTGAAAGATTAGCTCTTTCTTCTGGTGTTATTACCAGTTTACCGTCTTCATATTTTTTAGTTTCGACAAGCCCACCATCTTTATAGCTTTTAACCATATAGTTCTTTGAGCCGTTCTTCATTTTATATCCAGGCATAATTTACCTCCCTAAATAATTTTAACGATACTATAAAAAGGTTCCCCTGTCTAATCATGAATAACAGAGGAACCAGAAAGGCAGTAACTATACATATGAGGGAAAATAGTTACCAAGTCGCACAAATGAGTAAAGCAACTTTATTTGAACGTATCATGTCCAACCACCTGACGCAACCGATTTAACGTCACGTTTCTGTATCATAAATCCTTCTGCTGTTGTATTGATGTGTAACATTAAGTATTGTAAAGCTTCCGCTACGTGTGAGTGTTTGTTCTTATCTATGCTTCCGTTCTTCTTATGGAACCTATATCCACCCATCATTGCAGCTTTAAGCCTAGAACATCTGGGGTCTACTAAGAACGCAGAGTCTCCATCTACTTGACGCATAAGAAAATCATCTACCGCCGAAAGTCTAGCTGAGACATTATTAGTCTTAGCTGACATAACCTTTAAGCCTTCGGCTTTTATTATATCCACCGCTGACCGCTCATCAGTCTGAGCCCTTTGTATTCCTGCAGGGTCTGTAATAATTATCACAGGACTGCCTGCGTATTTTTCTATAATCAAAGGTTTTAAAACTGTACGTATAAATCTTTGTATGCCCATGTCAAAGCTTACAGCTTCGTCTAGTATAAGCACTCTGCCCCGTGGGTCTTGTTGTCCTATAACCGCTGCAGGTGTTAACCCTAAGTCCATACCAATAACAATCGGTCTAACTCCATTAACTATGGGCTGTAAAGTTTGGTCTGCCATATGGTAGTCAGGTCTGAAGTACTTGTACACTGGCTGCCCAGCAGTACTTAGTCCATACTCTCCGTCAATGTACACACGGATATATTCATCTGACCTACCTTGCGTATCGTAATATCCTTCAGGCAAGTTCTCTATGTTTTCTGCATACGGACTCCTACCTGACGGTTGTTTGAATACATCCCACCCATTATCATTAAGGGAAACTCCATCTACGGGGTCGAGTTTTTCCATTTGATAATACCACCATGTATCCATTGTAGGAGGGTTGGTGTCCCCCCACATCCCGAACCAAGAAGGTCCTCCATCTTTAGCTGATGGAAAACGACCAATACGTTTTGACATGGCATCTACAATGTCTGGGTTAATATCCCGACACTCATTGAACCATGCGAATGTTAACTCAAGTGAGTTTAAGTTAGCCACATCATCTGAATCATCCAATGCCCTGAACATAATCTCACACTCAACATCGCCTACTTTAAAGAAGTAAGTCTTTGTTGTTCTCATGTACGTACCACATACTCCTGGCGGAAACCAGTCGTGGAATGTTTTAATTGTTGTATCTTGTAGTTGTCTAGCTGTCTCACGAACAATAGCAGCTCTTGATTTTCGTATGCCTTGCTTGTTAGGTTTTTGCATAGTGGCTCTTCTTATAACCTCAAAGGTAGAAGCTACCGACTTACCTGACCCTACAGGTCCCATTAATGTCCGCATTCTTGCATCAGACATCATAAATTCTTTACATATCTTGGATGGTGTATAGTCTATATCCATTACGTTTTTGCGTACCCAGGCTTACCTTTAGATGAATTGTCCTTAGACTGCTTGCGTTTAACCGCCGCACGTCTTTTACCTGATGACATACTTCTTGCTTTAGCAGACGGTACACACTTAGGATACTTACTTCTTTTCTCTCCTTTGCTCCTACCGCATGGAGGAAACGAGCCGTCAGACCTTGGGTTAGCTATATCAACCCACTTCTCACCTACCCACTTTTTTAGCCCTTTTTGTGCCACTTTTCTTACCTCCAGGTTTTATTCTGCCCGAGCATACGCCTGATGCGTACATGTTTGCATAGGCTGACGGGTACTTTTTAAACTTACGTTTAGCTGCCGCTTTGCCTTTTGCACATAGTTTAGCCATTATAGTTCCTCCAATAGAATTACATAATACTGCGTAGGCCCTTTCTTGTGCCTAACTATTCTTGTTTTAAATGATAACCCGCTTTCTCGTAAAACATAAGCTATATCTTCGTACTCAACTAGCGTGTCAACTTTTGCTTCGTTAGTTTCATCAAACTTACTTAGCGTTTTCAATAGCGACAGGTCTGTCCTCGGTATAGTCGTCTGCGTCGATGACGGTTGTTGGGTGCTCTTGCCCCCCGAGATTAATCGTAATTTTAACTCCTCCACTAGCATCCTCCGTGTTTGTATTGTTGGTTTCCAGTCCACCCCATTTGACAGTAGACTTTATTAAATCGGCTTTGACCGCTGATGATGTTTCAGGGCTGTGTATCATAGTCCAGCTTGTAGTCAGAAGTTCTTCTGCTTGTGCACGAGCTTTTAGTTTGAACGTCATACCTTTCTCTACAATCTCAGCTCTATAAGACTCTACTTTCTTTAAGTAGACTTTATCTTTATTAAATAATACTAAGTCATCAACTGTAATACTGTGACGAGCTCTAAGCTCATCTAGAGATTCTCCTGAGCCTTCTAGTAACAATGCCATGTCAAAAGCTAATCGGTCAGACCACTTAGTATGTTTTAAGGGTAATGTGTCCATGAATTAAAAATAGTGTATCTAAAGGGGGATGTCAAGGTGGGTGCCCAAACTTTACATCTTTGTTTTTTGGCTCTTGTTACGAGAGGTTTACTTATATAGGGGCGGGGTGTTAGTACGCAGTCCGACTACCCCCCTTGCCTGTATATGATTATTTTGGTCATTATTATTTATATTTACCTATTTATTAGGTTATATGATGTTCGGGTTTGTATATATGTAAAGTTTGCTAAACTTAACTCAAGCGAAATATCTCACGCGTAATCTTTGAGATTCTTTACTTTAGGAGTTGTCCAATGGCAATTTATAAAGGTAATGTTTCTGTGGTATTGAATACTTCAAATCAGATTACATTACAGAAAGATGCAGATGGTGCATTTAATTCTGATAATGCTTCTGAGTTGAATGATGAAATGCTGAATCAATGTAAGTTGATGAAAGCAGAATTTCTTTCAGGCGATGGTACTAACGTTGACTTGAAAGGCGATGAACCAACTATTGACAAATGGGCTAGGTACATCGTAGAAGGCGGAATTGAGTGGCGTTTAAACGTTGCTAAGTTCGGTAAACCAAAACTATGTTTTGTTAAACCTTCTAATTCTACCAAGAAACGTGTTATTAAATTAGCGTAACACAAAACACCTGAGCAAGTGTATAAACTGCTCAAAGGAGTAAACTAAATAATAACATACGAGGTAATACAATGAGTATATTTAAAAAAGAATGTTCTATAGAATACCTATACAAACGTAGATTCTGTAAGAAAACATTTGATAACCATTTAGATAGAAAGCAATGGATATTTAAAGCTAACTTAGACAGTAGATATCTAATCCTTAACCAATCTAAATAACATATAACACCTGAGCAAGTGTATAAACTGCTCAATTCTTTTAATTTTTTTATTTATATATAACCCACAGGTCGGGGGGTTTAGGCTCGCGATTAATCTGGGCGATAATACAGCTACTAATTGGGGGGGTTATCGTAAAGTTAACACTATCTAAACTATCTAGCTACAACTTGACATTACTTTACATGTTCTAGATAGGTAAACTTTACGTTTAAAACCTTACAATCCCATAGGTTTAGCCATATGTAAGCCATATAGTTATCCATAACTATCTAAACTATCTAGATTATATAGTTTTTTTTATATAATACCCTTTCACGTGAGGTTATCTTAAGATATCTACGATTTCGGAGCGACTTATAACTTCTAAAAACCTAGATAAACTAGATAGTTAACGCTAACTTATTGATTCTTATAGAGATAAACTATCTAATTGTACCCATATACCTGCTTACTTTACATAGATATTACCTGTTACATTATCTACACTATAGGTTTAGAAAGCTCGGCTCGGTTTTGCGATTCGGCTGAGTCGTGGCAAACTTCACTCAGCGAGAGGGACTAGCCCTTTAGCGAATATTATAACAATCCCTTATGGGGATAGGACGACATTATGAGCGAAGATAAAACATTCTATGTAGAGTTCAAGAACACTACACACAAAGGTACACCTAGCATTAAGGTTAGCATGTGCAGTAAGGATACACCTGATAGTTATATCAACACTGATATCAAAACTATCATGGCACATGGATTAGCTATGGCACAAGTTCTTAAACGAGACTTGATGACATGGACTCCACCCAAAGATACTAACCCTACTGAGTATTCATGTAGGCTAAACCGATGGGGTAGTGCATACATACACTTTGGTAATAAAGGTAATGCCAATGGCAAAGTTGATACTAAGTTATCCTATGCTGACATTATGGCTACTGCTAAGAAACAGTTATAGCATAACCATTACAACCGATATTGGGAACAGCTGATGTCCCCTTTATCACAACACATTGAGGTAAACATTATGAGTAAAGTTAAGTGTGTGCTATGTGGTGAGAGTGATGTACACCCTAAAAGATTAGCATTAGGCTATGATACATGCCTATCATGTGGTGAGGTAGAGGCACGTAATCGAAAGTTTACAGTAGTGCCTATGCACAAGTCTAACTACATTGTAGTTAGCAATAGAGAAGATTTGAAAGGGATTAATAACAAGGGGGGTAAG